TCTTTTGGATCTTCGTCGGCATATATGACATTTTCTTATAGTAAAGATGGTATTGGAAAAATAAAGTTTCCTAAAAGATTGGTTGTCTGGATGCATTATAACGATATGAATCCTCCACCGGACAATAAAGTTATTTTAACACACAGTACTGAAAAGAATGATTTTAGATATAGATATATGTTTTTAGATAATGATTCTGGTGTAACGAAGAAAAGAGCTTTGACAGAAGAACAAGTTCTTAGATATAGAAAGGCATATAGTGAAGGAACTATGTCTCTTGGTGAAATTACTCTAGTTTTAAGTGATGTATTAAAGAAATCTGGTGTTGAATCTATGTTACGTGGTAAAACATATAAAGATTATCAAATATTCCCTACTCCGGTTAAAGAAACAAAAATAACTCTTAATAGACTTGTTAGAGAAAGAAAAGCTACTAAGAAAATAGTACATTATGTATCTGATGATCTTGTATGTGTTACAGATATACCATATGAAACACCATCACCAAATTCTCTTAGACAGATCATTATTTATCATATGCATTTTGTTAAGAAAGTACCACTTGTATATGTTGCAGAAGTTTTTCATTATGAATTAGATTTTACAAAAGAACAATACGAAGCATATCAAACTGAACATTATGCAAATGATATTAGAAAAGTTAGAGTAAAATATGGTAGAAGAAAAGATGTCTGTGAAAGATATAAATTACTTTAGGCGTGGATATAACAAGAGACGCCGTATGGGGCGTCTCTTGTTATATTTTTTATCATTTTATAGTTTTAGTCGTATGAGGAAACTGTCATGTTTAATAGGTCTCTTATATATCACACATGTGAGTTAGAAAAGACAAATATAAATTACATACAACCTAGTGACATTGATGTATTTGGTACTGAATCTTATATAGAAACAACAAACACACATTTATCTGGACATATTGAAAGATCAAATCATATCCTAAAACACATTGATAATTTTATTGAAGAAATAGAATCAAATATGTCGAAAAAACAATTTAGTGAAGAAAAATTCAAGTTATTGAAAACAAAGAAAAATACATTAAAATGTAATGATCTATTATCTGGATTACAAGAATCATTTAAGTTAGTAAATATTACAAAAAGTATTTTAAATATGCCTATTTCTAAAAGTGAAGAAGATTTGAAAAAGTTAATTGATAAAATAAAGAATATAAATCTTAAGATGTTTACTTCTGTTGAAAAAGATCATGGACGATATTACATCATTGTTCCTAATGATAAAATCAATAAAGTATCTTCTGGTAAAGATGTTACCTATACCTCTTTAGGATATTCAAAATTATTTATTTCTAAAATTACTGATGGAAATTATAAAAATATATTGACATCTCTTATTAATTTAAAATCTGATTTTGAAAATGTTACTAAGAAATATGAATCTTCAGATAAATCTAAATATGCTAGAGCGCATCATTTTGCAGTATATGAACTCTACAGATGTAATCTTGAAAGAAGTTGGTATTATTATTTTGATAATGCTTTGGCCATTGCTAAGACGATAGTAAAAGGAAGTTATATTTAAATTACATATTAAATAATTTAAACATTATACGAAATGTAGTAGAAGAAAAGGTATAGATATATGACAACACATAAAGAATTTGTTGATATTATTAATGATCTATCAAGTTTTATAACAACATTATTAGAAACAAAAGACACTAGCACTAAGAATGATATTAATTATGTTTATATTACTAGTTTGTTTTATGATACAATATTAACTCATTTTAAAACACATCTAGGTAATTTTTATAAGATTGAATTTAAAGAATTTAATGATGGCTTAGATAATCATAGACAATCAGATAATATAAATATTAGAGATAGTATTATATATTTCATCAATTTCTATAAAGAACTAAAAGCAAGTAATGAATTTATTACTACTTTAACACATATGGATAATAAACTTATTATATTAATAAGGATTAAAGAATTGGATTATTTGTCTATTTTATAAACTCCAGGAAACACGGAAGAGAAAACATGAGCAATATAGTAGCCAACAACAACAACGTCTTGTCTTTTGACGGAATGTCGAATGTTATTAAGAACGCATTTGATAATTTTAATAATATGATTTCTGATGAGAATGATACTAATTTTAAGATCATTAGTCCTGCAATTATTGATTTTATTAAACGGACTGTTTCTCGTGAAATCGTAAACGGTGTTTTAAATTCATTATCTAATAGAACTATTATTCCGTATGTTATGTTTACCAATATGATTCAGCAAGAATTATCCAAAAATCAGTTACTTAATATTGATAAGACTTTTGTAAATGCGCCTATGACATATTTTATTAAGTTGTACCACGAACTTAATAAAGAATTTAGTAGAGATCCTGATAAAACAAAGGTGGTTGTTGGTTATGGTCCTGATGGTATGTTATGTATTGTTATTACAATAAACTATGCTAATCTGACTGGTATGTAATCTATGAAAGTTTTTCTTGGAGGAACATCTTGTTCAAATTGGCGTAATAAAATTATTCCACTCTTGAAGATAGATTATTTTCATCCTATCGTTAATGACTGGACAAATGAAGCATATCGAAAAGAATTAGAAGCTAAAGAAGAATGTGATTACTTATTGTTTGTTATTACTCCAGAAATGCAAGGTTGTTATTCAATAGCAGAAGCTGTTGATTTCAGCAATAAGAATCCAGATAGACTTATGTTTTGCGTATTAGATAATTACAATGATAAGAAATTTGATGAATTTAATGTACGTTCTTTACGTGCTACTATTAACCTTATTAAAGGAAATGGTGGTAGGATTTTTAATACTCTAAAAGCAGCAGCTGTTTTCTTAAATGATAAAGCAGGAATGCATATACAGGAAGATAGTGATGCCGAATAGATACAATATTGCTATAGATACTGAGTTTTATGAAGATGGGAAAGGTACTGTAAAATTATTATCCATTGGGATGCAAAGACAAGAAGATAGAAAAACACTTTATCTTGTTGTTCCTAATTATGAAGATATCTTGAATAATATTCCTGAAGGTCATTTTGTTCATGAGCAAGTAGCTCCATATTTGTTTGAAGAAGCTCCTACTATTAATTTTAGACATATGACCATTGACATGGAAAATAAACAAAAAATATTTAGAGAAACTATTAAAGAATTTATTGGTGTAAAACAACAGTTTATTGGATATTGTACGGCGTATGACATTGTTGCTTTTAAATCTATTTTTGGAGACTTTGATAATATTCCTTCTACTCTTCCTTATACATTTAAAGATCTAGCATTCTTTATACCGCTTGTTGGTAAAGTTAAAAAAGACTTTGCTCCTGTAAGTAATTATGGAAATCTTCATAATGCTCTTACTGATGCTAAATGGGCACTTGGTGTATATGAAGAAATTTATAGAAACAATTTCAATATTAGAAGCATTATGGATATTGACTGGCGTTAATTGGATGGAGGTGTGGGCAATAGCCCACACCTCCATATTTCATTATTGTATTACCGATATATTACTTAAACAAAGTAAATACATGAGGATGAAAAATGTCTGATATTCAATTTGATCGTGAAAAAGTCACTGCTTTCTTAAAAAAAGTATGGTAAGTTTAATAGAATAAGTCCCATTACAAGAAAGATAGTTGAACGAGGAAAACGAAAAGCGTGTTTCTCGAACTCACTAACATATGCTATTTTAAATTTTGAAGATGTCGGTTACATCGAAGGATTAGTAGGTAGTAATTTTGTTGAAAATCCTTTAGAGAAAGCAAGACTTCATGGTTGGAATGTATTTAAAAATATGGATGTTTTTGAGCATTGTTTTGATAAAACTCCTATTTATTTTGATAAAACATGGACTATCGTGGGCAGTGTAGTGGACTGTTTTACTATGGTGTTGAAATATGTCCTCATTTTGCTCACATGGTTATTGGTTTACAATTCGATAAAGATAGAAGCAAACCTGGTGGTTATTCTGTTTTAACATACGAACCTTTTCTCAATGGAGAATTTAAAGAATCGGAATGGCGACCGTATGGCTATGAAATAATAGAATCATAAGAATATAAGGGGGAATAATATTCCCCCTTAAAACATTGTATAGATTCTTTTTATTAGGAGGATACATGTTTTCTATCCTAAATATTTTTTCTATAAAAGTAGAAGAAACTCCAGGTTCTAAATTTGTTACTCTTTCGAATATACAATCAAATAATTTAAGACGAGATTTTGTTAAGACATTAGGGTCTCCACTTATTGAAAAATATATGTTACATAAAGCAACATATAATAAATTTGTTATTCATAAGTTTTTTATACCAGATCTCTACTATATATTAACTAAGATCTTGCTGACAAAAGGGCATATATATACAACTAGATCACACATTAAGGATCTCTTAAAACAAATAGAATTACATACTTGGTATAAGTCTGCTTTTGAGCCACCAAAATCAGTACCTTTAAATCTAAGTAGATTGTCTGAATTGTCTAGGCCATTACTTCCTATTCAATTGGAAGCATTAAAAGAATATAATTTAAAGATTCCTAAGTTAAAATTAAGAGGTTTCTTACTGGATGCAGCGACTGGTAGTGGTAAATCTGGTATGTTACTTGCTATGGGTTTATGTTCAGAAGCTAAATTCAAAGTTATTATTTGTCCAAAACATACGATTTCAAAAGTATGGGTCGATGAAGAACTTCCAAAGTCTTTTGGTAAGAAGAATAAGTTGAAAGTATTTAGGTCAGATGAACAAGATGAAATCGTTCCTGGTTATGATTGGTATTTTATTCATTATGAAGCTATTGGTAAACTATTACAATTCTTTCATAAACATAAATATCCTTCAGTGTTTATTGGTATAGATGAGTGTCATAATCTTAATGAATTAGGTTCTATGAGAACCAATATTTATATTGAATGTTGTGAAGCATCAAATGCACAAAACATCGTTCCGGCATCTGGTACTCCACTGAAAGCACTTGGTAGAGAAGTTGTGCCATTGTTACAAGTTACAGATCCGTTATTTGATGATTATGCTAAAGATAGGTTCTTAAAAATCTATAGTAGATCGGCAGGATCTGCTGCCCATATCTTACAGAATAGAATATCATTAGTTTCACATACAATTCCTAAGTCTGCTATTATGGGATCTGAAAAACCCATTGAAAAAACTATTTCTATTACATTACCAGATAGTGACAAATATACTTTACCGTTTTTAAAAATAGAGTGTAAGAAATTCTTTATAGATAAAATGACAAAATATGATAAAGAGATGGATGTACATGAAAAACTATTTATATCGGTTATAAGAGATCACGAAAGAACATTAAAATCGAAAGAAGATCTTCATGAGTTTAATGTATATCTCGATTATATTAATAAGATAAAGAAAGGATACGATCCTATTACCATGGGTTTCATGTCTATTTATTGTAATACTTATGAAAAGACTAAGATTATACCCAATCTACCTAAGGATATAAAAGATAAGTTTATTAAATCTAAATCAGTTGTTAAATATGTTAAGATGGTTGTTATGGGAGAATGGTTAGCAGAAATAGGTAGGAAAAGAGTAGAGCTACACAAAGAACTTATTAGACATGCAGGCCTTGATGAAATTGTTAAAAATGCTGAAAAGAAAACTATATGTTTTAGTAATTATGTTGATGCTATTAAAGAAGGTGAAAGATATTTTAAAGAAGCCGGGTTTAATCCTCTTTGTGTTTATGGTGATACGAATGCAGATCTTGGTAATATCATAGATAAATTTAAATCAGACAAAACAGTAAATCCATTATTAGCAACAATACAATCTATGTCTACTGGCATAACTCTCATTGTTGCAAATATTATTATTTTCTTTAATCTTCCATTTAGAGATTATGAAATGGAACAAGCTATTGCGCGAGCATTTAGACTTGGACAAGATACTCAAGTTTATGTTTATAAACTATTACTCAATACTAAAGAAGCCAATCTAGCTACAAGACTTGAAGAAATTCTCGAATGGAGTAGATCTTCTGTTTATGATCTCATGGGACATACTAATAATGAAATGACTAAAGATGAAGATATATTCATTACAGCTATTAATGATAATAATAATATTTCAAGTGATGAAATCAAGAAATTGGCTCATAAAGTTGCAGCGAATGAAAATTATGAATTCAATACAAATGCTCACTATTATCAAAATAAATCTTTTTATAATCTTATGTTGAAATTAAGGGCTTAGAAAAAGGAGCATCTTTATGGATAAAGATTTTGAATATACTTTTGATACTCTTCCATTTACAGCACCATCCGATGAAGGATTTAGAGCTGGTGAAACTGATAATTTAAAATGGTATATTAATTGTGAATTACATGAAGTTGTTTCTTACATGGATAATGCTCTTAAAAAAGGATTCGCATTAAAGACCGGTAGAGCATATGGTTCTGATGGTAAATTAACTGATCCTAAATATACTGGTCTTTATTATACAAATGAAGATCTTAATAGATATATTGAAAATACAAATCAATATCTTAAAGAACATCCAGAACTCAAAGATATAACTGATTCATCTGCTATGATGCCTACTGTTGATACTATTATTAGATCTATGGCAAAGCTTCCAGATGATAATATTATTAATATCGAAAGATATAAAAGGCCTCGTCGTGCTATGAGAAATAAAAAAATATAGATAGTATTTATTATATGTTTGTGAAAATGGAGTCGAAAAATGATTGAAAAAAATATGGACGTCACCGATATCAATGGTGCTAAAAAGAACATCAGCGATCTGAAGGTCTTTGGTAATGGCGATACCTTCCAACTTATCTGCAAAGCTAGTTCCCAGGAACAGGGTTGGATGAAGTCGACCAAAGCTATGGAAATCGTTGGTGTTGGCTGTGTTGTCCAGGTGACAACGCAACAGCGCAGTCCTGACGGATCGTATGCTGTGGCAGAAGCCGTGACTTTTGTTCCAGGAACAAAGATCATCGGTGATGCTATCAATGGTCGTCGGATCGTTATTTTCAATTACAATGATACCGATATCGAATAATATTTGACTCAGTTGATATGGAAAAAGGATGGGTGGCCGAGTGGTTTAAGGCAACGGTCTTGAAAACCGTCGTAGGTGTGAGCTTACCGTGGGTTCGAATCCCACCCCATCCGCCATGTTAAATAAGTTTCAAAATATTTATACATATATATTAATTTATTGGAACCTGATCATAAAAAGTTAAACTACAGTTGAATTTCACAGTGTAGCAACCTTCTGCTCTGATCCGCACCGCCCCGCTGTGATCCGTTCTCCAGGAAAATGAGTGTCCTTTCTCATTTTAGTGTATTAGTCAACTGTGGGCTCTCGACCAAGGTGATGAAAATCATCTAAACCTGGGTATATGTTGAGAGTATAATTAAGATAGTGTTGTGACGAAGGTAACATCCGCGCCCTTCGCGTCAGGACGGCTAACCACATGCAGGTCAGTGTGCTAGCACAACACCGTAACATCTGCCACTAACATGCAATCCGGCGACTATCAGTTTTCGAAGCATGTTTTAAAAGTCCTGATAATGCAGATGTATAGCAAATATCAAGTCGACTTGTAGAAATACAACATTCTGGTCAAGGTGCATGGAATTAACGGACCTAAACACCTTGTTGCGTCGGTTGACTTGAGAGTTCTCGTGTGGAGTTGTTGTCAATGCCGTGTCCTGGTCCTTGGAGGGGATGACGCCGTAGAAGATACCAATATGGAATACCGGAATATTCCCACATGAGCACGCTTTGTTTTCATGAGTTTTCTTTCTTTGTCCAAGTTACTGAAGATGATCTATAGCCATAGATCGAAACCTAGTTACGACGATGGTCTAACAGGCAGGACAAAGTACTGACCAGGTGTGCTGGCGCTGATATTATGCGACGTTTTATCGTTGCTGTAGATGCTGGCATATCGAAGATGTTTGTTGTGGTAAACACGCCGTTGAGATCAGCTATAGATGATCGATGATGTGGCGGTGTGCAATGAGATGATCATACGATTCCCAAGAAGGGAACTGTGATTATCTATGACTTATACACGACAGTGATCCATATGTGATCCATTGTGTGTTTGTTCTTTACATTGTTAATACCACGACGAACGTAATAACTGTGTGTTGTCTGGATAAGGGTCATGTATCCCGCAATCTGGTATCGCACTAACTCTGGTAGATATACAGTTGAGACCGTGTCTCTAAATCTACAAGTGAGCATGTGTCTGGTGGGTTTGGGCTGAAAAAATGCCATCTGATCCACCAGACACATCTCGCGAAACCTCTTAAGTGGCGATACCGTTAGACTGAGACCCAGCTTGCTGACTAGCATTTTGTGCAGTTGGCTATGCGCGATTTATTTCGGGCATCTTCTGGCAGATATGTCGTTCTCCACGAACCCTCCAGATCAGAGGACTTGCTCAAGATTGGTATCGTAGAGCAGGTAACTAATTTGTCCTGTAAACTATGTGATGTCGGAAAAGTCAGATCCGATGATCTGATCAACATCATACTATCGGATGTAATGCCCCCATGGATGTTAATAGCATTTGCATTATGAGATCGGCAGATATACACATCTGATAGGAGTCGTACCCCACACGATGAGCTCTGTGGAATCCAGAGCATCTGCAAGCGCGTATGGCGAAGCTGGCTGAAACGCATCAGACTTAAAATCTGACACATAAGAAACACCGTGGGTTCGATCCCCACTACGCGCACCATGAGGGGGTGTAAGTTATAACTTACACCCCTCCACCAACAATTTTCGATGACATACAATGAGCACGTAACTCAGTTGGTAGAGTACTCGACTTTTAATCGAGATGTCATGGGTTCGAGCCCCATCATGCTCACCATTTTTTTAAAACAAGAGACGAGCTTATCTATGTCTTCTTTTAGATATTGATAAACTCATGTTATAAAGGAAATGGACGCGTAGCACAGCGGTTAGTGCCGACCGCTCATAACGGTCTGGTCGTAGGTTCGAATCCTACCGCGTCCACCAACCTTTTTCCATAACGGTCTAGTTGGAAGTTCAGATCTCTCCGTACTGTAATAGGTAACCTCAGGAGATATAAGCATGACCAGATCATGCAGGTTCGTTCTTCATAGATTGAACTTCTAAGACCACATCTGAGGTGCAATGCCTCGGCAGAGATAGCTATGTCATGTAGCATAAGTAAAAAAAACACCAACGATGAAGTTGTACTCTCTAAAGAGTTAATGAACATGTTCAGACATCTTAGGTGAACATTTACACCTTCAAAAAGATGGTAGCAACAGTATGGGTGAGAACAAAGCCATCATGCTGGATATCTGGTAACAGTGTCCAGACCCATGTGCCCCCAAGAAACCATTGCGCTACGAGGATCTAGTGGAATTGATGCCATGCTTCGCATGCGCACAGGTTATAATAACCACATTGTCCTTATCTGAACATTTTTATTGACTCTCTCGGAGAAAACCCTCGTTTGTTGAAATGTTTATCACAAAGCTGTTATGACTCAATGACATAACAGTTTACCGCTTAAGGTTAACCATCTATCCCTCATCACCGTAGTACGCCTAGGAGTTGTCCTATGTGGTCCAAAATGATGAATGATGAGCGGTGGCGAACAGCCGGGTTTGGAGACTGTGTGATATGGCCTCCTAACTGGGCTCTGTTGTTCTTTCATGCATTGACACCCAGTGTATCGAGAGAATATCGGTCCGTCTCGAACGGACAACTTTCCTGCTTTAGATCGTATGTTTTGGCATATGTCTTAATCCGCACCGGTCCGGCCGATGTATGGATATGGGCGTAACTCGTCAACGATCTGCTAACAGGCTGAAGAACATGGAAGGTATACCAGGACTACGATCGCCGGCTCTAACTTAAGTCATCTGGAGTCACTCAGGGACTATCCTGCGGTGAACATACGATGAGAGTTATCTTGGGATCATTTCCGTATACACACAACTGCTGTGTCCATAAGTGTTCTGTGTCTGAAAGCAAGGCATGAAGTGATTTTGTCACCGCCAACCCGCTATGTGGGAGATCCGTGAAAAGGTCTCCCACTACGGTTTCTTTAGTGTAGATTAAGGTGAACACCGAACACGGAATGGGCCTCCGCGCAACACAATCCCCCGATGTTGCTATGTTCGGTGTTCTCCTTAGTTTATACATATTAAATTCTTCAGGCAGCTGCTTATTTTTTATTTCAAAGATAAATATATATTAATACATTGAATTCGCCGCAGTATCTCCTTGGCCTTCTAAGCTATTGAAAGAGTAACTGGACACATGGGGGTTCGAATCCCTCCTGCGGCGCCAATCATTTAAAATATTCTAATCCGGGATCGTCGGTCTGAGTCTGACCTGGAGACCACTAAGATACCATATATCTTCTAAGCGGCAGGTCGTAGGTTCGAGTCCTACTGGGATCGCTAAGCTGCCATACATCTTCTTCAGTTTCGGGTCCTTCTGAGTAAGGCATTTGAGTATGCACACCGATCCATGAAAGTGGGGACAGTGTATCGGTTCTTTTAAAAGTTTTGGCTCCGTTAACTGAGTCTGGACTGCTCACCGGCATGTATGTGTCAGTGTTGTCGGAAAAGCATACAAATGCATTAATGGTTAGAGGGTGTCCATCTTCGGATCGGCATTTTGGCCATAGTCGCTAGAAATCAGTGAAACGGGCTGGTCTCGGGATAAATTGTAAGTCTGACGACCGAGATAAGATTAATGACTTACCAAAGTCCTGGTGTGTTAAAAAACTTATGGTGATGTAACCAGGGATGCGAACTATGTTTGCCATCGGACGCCAAGCGATCGATGAAACCATTCTAAATTCCACTTAACTTTTAGGTCGATGTTATCGGGCTGTCACATGCATGGACGTAATGTCCATGTATGTGACAAGTTCATTTATTTTTTAATACATTTTGAGTTTTATACAAAAAATAAATATATATTACTTATTTAGAAATATGGAGTGACTATCATGAATTATCAAATGGTATCTATTGCTCATCCTATCGATGAGCTATCTCATCGTGAAGATATGGCTAAACATCTGGACGATCTCTTCAAAAAAGATCAAAACCACAATACGATATTTCCTGAAGAACTTCAAAATGCTATCAGACTTATCGGCGTCGAGAAAATCGTTAGTAACTCTGATGTTACTAAGCAGGGCATTTATTATGCTCTGCGACAGAATCGTCTTCCTAGACTTCTTACGATCTCTAGGATCTTGAAAAGTATGGGCCTTCGTCTTGCTATCGTTGTTGACGAATAATAAAATCTGAAATTACCAAAGCATATGGACATCTTGATAGTACATATATCCCAAAAGGAAATGATCCACAGCAACCCATCTCACTCTTACGAATTTAGAGTCTGTCTCTGTTGATAATACTCCAGACGAAGACGGACAATATGGAGTATTATTCCTCAATGGTGACAAAGGCACGGTATATACATATGTTCATTATAAAGATGCCGTTTCGGCACATGATGATTATGTTGGCAGAAAAAGAATATTTGATGTGCATAGAACCATGGCTGATGCATTACGTAAATAGTCTTTAAAGTGAAGATGTATTAGAATGAGTGTGTGATAGTCTAACAAACTATCACACATTTGTTTTTTGTATAAAACTTAACATTAAAAACAGATGATAATAATATGTCACAAAAAAGCAATTTATTTATTTTATAATTTCATTTAGTGCCCGTATAGCTTTAGCTGGTAGAGCACCGGATTTGTAATCCGGGGGTCGTGGGTTCGAATCCTACTGCGGGCACCAAATGATGGGATATAGCTC